ACAAGGCTTCCATTTAACTTAGTTAGAGTCTCAATAGCTTCTAACTGTGGATTCACAGTTCTTGTTTGTGTTAATGGTTTTTGTTTAACCTCTAGACCCTTTGTAGATTTAGGTTTTACTTTCTTTTCCAAAACTTTTTCCATCATTCTCCCTTTAGTTATTGACCTCGCCCGCCCGCGGGGAGAGAAATCCACCAGTGGACGGGCTCAGTCATTTGTTTACTAAGTTACTGTAAAGCCATTAGCATGACCTGATTGTCCTGAGATGTACCAGTAAGTACCGTCACATACAAGTTCAATCCAGTCACCAACTACATTGTCAGTAGTTGCAGTGATTGTAGTACCAGCTAAGGTTTCCCATGCAGTTGCTAAAAGAATACCACCTTTTATCAATGCAGTTCCTTCGCTAGTTGCTATCGTACTGGCAGTAGTTACATCAGTTGCTATAAACTTAAACCTTAAACCAGCTTTCACTGCAGGTAAAGTTACAGTCCTTGCTGCATCACCACCATCTAATAAGTAAGTTTTTCCACTATCACCCATATCTAGTGTATGGGATGAAGCAGAAGAATCATTCATATTAAATATATACGAATCAGTCTGATAGCTGGCCTTTCCTGCTAACTTAGTTCCATTTCCATCAGCCATTATCTACCTCCTTAACCACTAAATGGTGTAGCTGCAGTTCCATTAGTACCATATACGCTGCCCCATACGGCCCAACCATATCCGTATACAGCTCTAACATGAACTCTAGAACCCAACAATCCACCAGTTGTAGTAGCATTCATAGTAATAATATTATTACTTGTTCCATTTGCAGCAAAGCCATCATCAGCATCTACCTGATTAACAGCTAATGCGCCTTGATAGTAATTGCCAGCTGAATCTGTAGAAGTTACAGTGATACTACCACCAGCATCTACACCCATAATAACAGTATATTCTAAACCATTAAGAGCTTTAGTTATGGTAGGAAGAACTATAGCATGAGCGTCAGCATCTTCTACGAGAACTATCCCGCCATCGCCATCACCATCTAAAGTAAGTCCACCATCAACAGCTATAGTAAAATTGCCATTTAAAGCAAATCCACCTAAAGCGCTGCCTTCGCCATCTTCTTGTCCATACATTGGTATCTTAGCCATAATTAATCTCCTTATGTCCACATGGCATGGGATTCAGGCAATTGCCATTCCATACCACCTTCAGTTAGAATAAGATCTACTCTACGATCGACCCCGGAGTTCTCTAAAGTTTGAACTCCTACGTAGACTGAAGTGTCTCTATTAATGCCGTTACCAACAAGAGGGCGCCATGCGCAATTCTTCATGTTAATACCAACCATTTTAACGTTAGTTCCATCTAGGTGTATATTACGTGCCACATTCATATCTCCATAAGGAGTTGAGAATGTAGAAATATCAACACCAAAGACTTTCTTCTTACCTGTCATAGCAAGATCTGATCGGAAGTTAGATGAAATCTCAAGATTGTTCTTGAAGTATCCACCCAATTTATGCAACCAGTTATATACTGCTGTATTACAGAAGAATATAGTTGCATTAGATGCATTATATCTAGGATCAACATAATTAGACATATCATCTAAGAAGTCATCAGCTGTCTTAGTTGCTATACTTAAACTAAATGCATTACCATAAGTACTAATATAATCTAAAGCACCTTGTGTATACTGAACGCTGTCAACAGTTGCTTGACTTCCAAACAACAATGATGTTTCAAGATCCCATTTATGCTCAATGAGTTTTTCTTTCCAGATACGAGCCCATTCATTGGCATCATACTTTAAAGAAGTTGCACGAGCAGTGTTGGTCATTGCCATACTTGTTTTCCAGATTTGAGTTAAACCTGAGTTTGTTGAATATGGCTGATCTTTCCAAGTTTCTGGATAACCACTACCTTCTGTGAAAGCAGAACCTACAACGTAAGTTCTTAGGTTTTCTAGCTTACTTGCAATAGATTCAGTGTATGTTTCATTGGATCCTGCAGATGAGTTCGTTTCAAAACCATTATTATTGTGAAAACCTGCCAACTCATTAGAGCTACCAAATTGAACAATAGTACAGTTTACTTTTACTGCTTCTCCACTATCATTATCTACACCTAAAGTACTAGTCTGATCAGCAGTACTTACCGCATTGATTTTGCAAATATGGTAACTAGTTGCTGTAGAACCCTCAGAAGTATTTACTGCTCCTGTGGGAACTTTAATCAACTGGCCAGGAATAAAGAACAAAGGTCTTGTTCCTGTACCGCCAATTGCATAAGCATCTTGAGATGAGCCATATGTGTTTTGAATATTACCAGAAGCTGCATAGTCTGTAGCAAAAGATAATTCAATAATATCACCAGCTGCCGAAGCGGCAGTACCAGCAACACTAGCCAAATCAATCTCTGAATCATGTGCATCTAGCACTCCAGCATTATATTGGCCTACACAATAAGCATAGCGTTTATGAAATGAAGGACGTTTTTCTGCCCACTTGAATTGCGGGTCGTCCGTTGATTTTTTTGATACCTTACTTAGAAAACGAAAGAAAGGGTCCTGAGCAATAGATATCTCAGATACTCGATCACCGAAGTTATATTTTCTTCGAAGATCACCAGTATCTAATCCAGTACTATCATCAGGTCCACGACCATTGACGTCTGTCACTGTAAGATTTGTATTAGGCGTTAATACGCTTAAAAAATCTGACATTGTTAGTGTCTCCTTATTTGCTCTCTATCAGCTACTCTTGTGAGTCTTCAAGTAGAGCCTATGTGAGTTCGCTAACAGTCTATTTAAAGATTTGCTAGCCGAACAAGTTATCTATGTCACCATCAGATCCTATTATCTTGTCAAAGACATCGCTGTCTGGACTAGATTGGACCTGGGCGCTGTTGGTTCCACTGGCACTTGTCGGAATATTACGGACATTCTTCATTTGCTTAAGCATATCGTCTTTGGTATTATTAGCAACATTCTGATTAACCTTATCCTTATTTAAAAGGTGATATATATCATCTAAGGTTATTCTGCGCTTACCTGCTTCGCCCATCATGGCTTGGAACTGTTCAGGGGTCATATTATGACGTTTCTGAAAGTCCTTAGCCTCATCGGCTCGCTTACGATTTGCCATGCCTTTCTGCGTTTGCTGACGCTCTGCAGCCATGACTTGTTTAAGTCTAGCTTGTACTTGAGTGTCCACCTGAGCATTTAGGAGTTTAGATGAGTCTGATTCTGGATCAGCTAGATCGTCAGCATTAAACTGAAAATCTTCATCAAGTCCTAGCTTCTCTGGTAAGCTTTTCGCAGGCTGGCCGCCTTCACGAAGATAGTCTCTTACATGTTCCACAAGACCAGTATCTTTTTTCATTGCATTAAGAACAGGAACATAAGGCTTTAGGGTCTGAAGCTCTTGATTCATCCTTTGAGCTTCTCGCGTAGAGTCTTTATATCTCTTTTCCCAATCAATGGTACCTTCAGTGCCTTGCTCGCTTGGTGTGTGGGTTACCTGTTGGGGGCCACTAGATGGAGCTTGGGTTACTTCGGCTTCGTTTGTAATATTATCTTGTATAGCGCTATTGACATTATCTTCCAGCGCTTCAAAGAAATCAGTTGAGGAGCCAGATTGCTCTGGGTTGCCTTTTTGTTGATTGTCTTCCATTATCTCTCCTTATTAAGATTGTTATTCACAGTAATTTACGAAGGTTCCTTAGTAGCCTGCAAGTCATTTATTACACTTTTTATTTGCAAGTCCATTTCCTTCGATTTAGTCTTCATATCATTCTGAACCTGCTTCTTTGCAGTTACAGTTTCATCGGACATTCTGTTTCTTAAAAGTTTCTGCTTTGCTTGAGTCTCCAGGTATTCTTTCTCTGTCTTATTTTTAACTTGATTCTTCTGTTTATCAATCTCCATTTCAGCTTGCATGACCTTGCCTTTAATACCTGCTTGAACCAATTGCCGTTCGAGAGTCTCAATAGTTCCCTCCTTGTCTTTCAATGATTCCTCCAATCCAGATACTTGACCTTGTAATTGTGCTAACTGACTCTTTCTTTCAGCTATAAGCTCTTTATCTTTAATATCAGTCTCTGCCAATACTGCCAAGTCATCTATTATACCTAGTTGCATCATATCTTTAAGTTCTGCTAAATATGCCCATCTATTAAGTGGAAGAGTAGATCCAGTAATAATGCGTATATCAAATCTAGCTGTTTCATAATCCATAAACCTACCTATTGCTTCTCCAAAGTCATTATACATAGGCACATTGATCTGAACTTCCTTATCTCCCTGTAATGCATTAGGCTGAACCACTCTAAATACTTTATGTGCTGTATATACAGATTGAGAGAATTGCTTTACAACTTCTCCTAACTGCTTTAAAGCAGGTTCTATTGCATTCTTCATCCATTGCTTTACACGCCTTGTACCATACTCATCCATCGCAAGCATACCCCTATATGTTTCATGTTGCGAACCAGTATCGCCCTGCATAGACGAATAAATGCCAGCTAAGTATTCCATATCATTCTTGCCTTCCTGCACTATCTGAAAAAACGCATTTGACAGAGGAGCTGGCTGAACAGGTGTAGGCGGAACTGATCCAGGACGAACTGGTAGCAACGCACCAGGAGACGAGGAGTATTTCTCCCAGTAATCTGTATCTATTGCACCTTCTTCATGTAACCATCTAAGGCTACTACCTAAAGATGCATTATGAACCATAAGTTGATGCGACTTGTTTATCTCTCTCTGCTTACCTATAAGAGGTGATACTGCAGAGATTGGATAAGGAGTGCCTGTCCATTTATAATGAAATGGAACTAATGGATACTCCGTGATATTGTCGGGTAAGAAGATATCATACAGGGTCGCATCACCTGCAACGCAAACCTTCCTTATTCTATTGCCATGGAAACGTATTGCTTCTTGTAGGATGTTTTGAAAGGAAGGATCTTTCTCTAAGATGCCATATTCTTTCTCAGTCACTACCTTATTATCTATCTGTGTAGCCTTTTGTACCAGATCATTCATCATCTGAGTCTTTTGCATCTGGATCTCTTCCTGCATACGCTTTGCAGCCTTCTGCATTTCAAGTTGCATTCTCTCTGGTAACATCTCCCCAGCTTCTACCTGCTGCTGTAGTTGTTGCTGTTGTTCCATCATCTGAACTTGCATCTCAGCAGCAATCTCTTCTATCTGAGCACTAACAGTAGCCTGTATCTCTTTAATCTGATCTTCTGTAGGGGGTATTCGATAAAACACATTCATATATGCTATCTTAACCTTTTCATACATTTCAAAGTATTCAAGTAGCATATCTGTATCGCCAGTCTCAGGATCTACTGAATCAGCCTCCACTACATCTTTATAACCAAAATCCTTTTGATATGTATTATATGCTTTCTCTGTATAACTATAATCATTATTCTCGCTAGAAGAAGCTTTATTGATCTTAGCCTTTTTATCAGGAAATAACTTAATAAGTTGTGCTTTAGGTAGGATCTTTCGTATCATTATAAATGCAGCATCTCTAAATAACATATCCCTACTCTTAGGATCTACATGTATATCAAATGGTTCTGGTTGTTCAATTCTTACCTCTCCCATTCCCCTATCTGCATCAGGATCAACTACTGCATGTAACCATCCTATACTCTTTGTAATAGAATCATTTACAGCATTAGCATATAAAGTCTCTCCCTTAGATAATGACCATATATAGTCTGCCATATCAGAAAATACTGCAGCAACCTTAGAATCAGATCCATCTACAGCTACAGCTTGCCATCTAGGACTATTAGCAGTAGCATAAAAGTTTAACATCTCTACAACAGGAGCTATCCTATTAATAGTAAATGTAGGCATACCCTGATCTTCTAGATCCTGGGTTTCTTTTGCAGTCAGCTGATTATCATTAGAAAAGTCATGAGCTTTCTGATTTATATATTCCCACTGTATTCTATTAGACTGATTCGTCCGATTAAATATCTGTCGAACTCTTTCAGCCTGTTTGTCCTTGCGCTTAGCCATTAATATCCCTTAGGTTTTATTCCTGGTTTAGGAGCTATTGCTCTATTTGCATTATTAACTGGCACATTACTGGCAACATTAGCTTGTGCTGGCTTACAAATCTGAGCACCCGTATTTGGATCTCTACCAGGTTCTTGTCCTGGAGGACATTGTTGCATACCTTGTGATGGAGGTTGTCCTGGATTCTGAGGTGCTACACCCTTATTCACAGACAATCCACCTTGAAATGTACCTGGACGCCTAGCATTATTACGCATCTGTGTATTTCTATTCTGCCCCATATTCTGAGGTCTTGTTGTTCGCCTTGGTCTTGCCATTGTTATCTCCTATTGTTTAAATATGATGTTCTACTTGAATCAAATTTTGCTGTATCTCCACCACCCTTATGATGATATTTTTGCCACCAAAGAGAATCAGACTCGACCCCTATGTCAGAAAGCTTAACATTTACATCCATAAGCTTATCTGCCAAGAAAAGTTCCTTCTGCTGTCCTTCTGTAAGTTTTGAAAAATCTACGTCTCCTGACGGATTTGGATAACGAGAATCATTATCTATATCAAAATATTTTTTAGCCCAAATTGGAAGATTATCATAACTACCAACAGCAGTCAAAAGATTATTCATTGCCGTCCTGCCAGCACCACTTGCCTTTGGATACTCTGCACTTGGCTGCAATTCGTACTGATACAATCCTCTACCTGGACCCCTTACTTGCTCTGCTTCGGGCAAATTTCTTTGATCAGGCCCTGTCTCATGATAAGCTATAATTGCCATTAATTGCTCCACCTGTTCTTGCCCAACATTGCTTGCCGTCATTGCTAATACCTTTTCCATTAAAAAATCATAAGTAGATAATCCCTGAGGTTCTGTTGGATATCCCACTACCTTAAACCATTCCCACCACGTCGTCTCCCCTTCTGGTGCTTTCCCCGACGTCTAGCCTCTATCTTTACAGGATCTGGAGGTAATGCTTGTATTTCCGTAGCATTTAAAAGGGTTGTAAATAATAAAAGTTTAATCATCTTTCTTCTCTTCTTCCTCTTTCTTCTTCTTGGGACTTAAATCTTTTAATGTAAAACAATCAGCCATTATGCAGTTACCCAGCTTTTAGCTCTAGGCTTGTTTCTATAAAAACTACCATCCTTATTCTCCAAAAGACCTTTAGGTGGATGTGCATACTTACAAGCATATGCTAAAGCATCAATAGTGTCATCATGACCCATTCTAGGTCCAAATGTTATAATCTCCCTCTGCAGGTCATACATGTTTCTCTTTAAATGTATAGAGCCAATTGAAAACCTTTGAGCTAATATCTCCTGTATCCTATCTCTTTTAGACATTCTATTACCTGGTTTTTCAGCTACATACTTTACAGAGAAGTCATTCTTACGCCTCATTTCTGCAACAAGAGCTTGAAATACTGGTTTAGACATTGTTGTATCTTCAACAGTGAATAGATTTGGGTGGAATATATTGTTTATCTGAAACATATAATCTACAATACCTTTCTTCCCATCTCCTGGAATCCCAAGAACAGCGAGGCTGCGCTTACGTATATAATCGAGAATATATACATTATTGTCTGCATCAACACCAACAGTAAGTAAGACGCTAAAGTCACTGTCCCTACGAGCAGAATCTGTAGCGGGATCAACACCGGAGAAGACATTAACAGGTTTAACATCTCCTTCCCTCGTGTGTATATACGATATCCCAGTCTCTTCTTCATGTATAAAGTTACCATCCCAATATTTTATATGATCCCTAGTAAAGATTGCATCCTCTGCACTCTGGACTTCCATCATATATTCTTGATAGAATTTCTGAGGTTGTCCTGAATCACTGTAAAACTTTTTCTTTCTCTCCATCTCCTTATGCCCAAACCAACTAGGCCACAAGGGAGTACCATCATCCTGTATTGCCTTATGTGTTACGACTTTCCAACTGAAATCTTTTCCTTCTGATTGTGCCCTATCGTAATTAACGAGAATATTGTTAATGAAAGAGTCATAGTGAACGGGAGTGCCATTAATACGAAGACGCCCAGTACCAGGTTCCAAAGCAGGGAATACAACAGCCGTAACAAGGTTGCTGATTTTAGAGCGAGACTCTGATGTAACGGTATTATTTTCGTCCTCAAAATCATCCAAGACGATAAGGTCGTATCTTTTATGGAGCTTAGCGCCACCCCTAATACCTGACAGGTTAGACTTACTGATAAGTTTAGTGCCATTCTTAAGTTCGATATCATCTTCTGTCCATTTTTTACCTTTTAAATCACCGAAATAATACAGAAACTTTTCATTATACTCCAAATGATATTTTACATAATCTAAGTTAGGCACGGATATCTTACTAGAAGCAGCCACCCAACCATAGAATAAAGGATCTTTTGTAAATACAAAATCATGCAATATACTGCATTTAGTTAATACTGTCTTGCCATGACCCCTGGGCAGTATTACTGCTAACTGCTTAACGCTTAGATCATTAACTGCATCTGCCACCACATAATGAAAGAATGGTGTTTCAGAACGAGTGAAGTCATCAGGCAAGAATAGCTTGCCAAATGATATAATATCATTCTTGGCCATTAAAAGCTGCTCTTCAGCAGTAGAAACGTCCTGAGTATTTATATTGGCCACTAAGGCCTTCTAAATTGTGGATCTTGTTGTGGAGACTTCTTAGGCTCCATAGTAGAAACTATCTCTGCAAGGTCTTCAATCCTACCTGTATGCAGATGAGCCAACCTTTGGAGCATACCTGCATCCTCTAATGGTCTACCATCTGGCATCTGCATCAATCTTTGCGATCCATTGTTACCAGCCATAATATCGTCAAACTTTAATGCTCTTTCTCGTAAGAGTTCAAAGTTTAATGTCCCTAGCCAATGTTTAAAATCTAAATTACCTTTATGGGGATCACTACCATAAGCAGACATAAACTCATCCATTAAGAGGGTTTCATACTTTCTCTGATCAGTTGGATCCATATTCTGTTCATATTCAGAGGTTGTAATAGAACCCCCAGCAACATACATATCATTGCCAGCTGAATCATTCATTGCATCAAATGCGCTATTTGCCATCTTTATTTCCTTCTGATATTTGAGGTCTCTCAGCATTGGCTAATTGCTCAGGACTAAATCCCTGAAATAATGCTCCAGATACTTGAGTGACCCTTGTTTGATTTTTATCTTCTAGATCCAATATATCAGCTAGTTTAAATAATGCTCTAAGCCTAACGTCTTCCTTCTCAGAATTCTTAGATGCATACTGTATATCCTCTAATACGGACTTAGAATCTATACCTAACTCTTCACATACTGGCTTTAATTCTTCTTTCATAGCTGTATATACCCTCTCCGTTCTCATTAGTTGTGATGATTTAACAGAAGCATAATTAACATTCTTTGTAGGGAATGATTTTAAGTATGCCTCTTGTGGACTCATGCCAGATGTTAAGAATTGTACGAAAACTAGTTCGCAGCGGGTAAGTGTGGTCCGGTCCAAGAGAATATCCTCAGAGCTTTTACTTCCCCCGAAAGTATAAATATTCACTCTGCGACTTGTGTCCATTTTAACGTTTATGCCTACAGGAAATGTTCCTGTGCA